CTGGTGGGCGTGCCGGCCGAAGATGCTGAGCGCAAGGAACTGGGAGCGATCAATAACGCCGCGCTGGCGTACATCCACAATTTCGGCGCCCCGGAGTCGCACATTCCCGCGCGGCCGTTCATGTATACTGGTATCAAGAACGCGCAGGCGAAAATCATTACCGAATTTAAGAAGGTCGGGCAAGCGGCGTTCGATGCAAACAAAGCCGGCATGCAGAAAGGTCTGAACGCCGCTGGGCTAGCCGCTTCGACAGCGATCCAGAACGTAATAAGCGCTGGAATCGCTCCGCCGCTGAGCGACAGATATCTGCGCGAACGTGATCGTAAATTGCTGGCGCGCGCCCGCGCGCAGAAGGGAATGATCCCTGAACTATACGGCGCCATCCGCGAGGCACAACTGGAAGGGCGCACCCCGCTCGTGGATACCGGCCAACTTCTTAAGGCCATAACTTACGTGGTGCGCAAGAAATGAATTTAGCTCATCAGGCTGCGGCGCTCTCGTTCGTAGCAGTTTGCGCGGCCAGTGGCCATGTACTGACCGACGATGAGTGCGGACAGGCTGCCTTTCTAGCGCGGCATTTGACGATCTTTGCACAAAAGCCAACCGATGGCCTGACTCTCAGCCAGGAACATTCAATCATCGACAACTTGGCGAGCACCACGTATCTGTGGAAATGGGACCAAGAAGACATCAAACGCTGGCACAGAATCGTGCAGAACATTTACAAGCATCCAGAATTCGATCCGACAGCGAATGCGGAATCAGTTGGCGAAGGATGCCGCAAGCACTTGAAAGATTCGCAATGATTAACGCTCTTGCTCCTACCGCAGGCTGGACGCGATGGGCTCACACCATGGCGGCGCGGTTCGATTCCGCGTGGGAGCGCCACTGATATGGCCTACCTCGAGATGGCTGACGCCGTACTTGCTCCGGATCTTGGCGATCAATTCAAAGTCGAGCGCCGCCTGGAAACGCGCACGCAGCGCGGCCGCTCGTTGCAGACGCCATCTGTCTTCACCAATCTGAGCGGGGTCATCACCATGGCTTCGCCGAACGATCTGCTGCGGTTGCCAGATACCGAGCGCATGGATCGGCACATCTCCGTGGTGACGAACTTTGCACTACGCGGCCCCACTACTGACTATCAACCGGACATCATCTGGTGGCGTGGCGACTCGTACGTGGTGAAAACCTTCGAGCCATATCCGCAATTCGGTTCCGGGTTCTATCAAGCGATCTGTGGATCGGTCGACGCAACTGACCAGGCGATTTGAGATGAATGACTCTAGCACTGGCGGATACCTGCAGGCAGGCGCGCCCGAGCCTGTTACTGGTCAGTCTTGGGAAGATTTCCTACAGCAAGTCATTGCCGGAATAGTTGCTGGGTTCATTGCTACGTCCACGGATCCCAAGGGCATCGCACATTCATCTTCGATCACGCCGCAGTACGTGATCCCGCGCTGGCAGCTGGAACCTGGGAATATGCCTCCAGTGGGCACGGACTTCATCGGGTTCGGGGAGACAGAGGCAGATTACGAGGACGGCTTCCCGGCAGTGCTGCATTCGGACCCGAACAACGCCGTGCCGTACAGTTCCGTGGATGAGCACGAGATAGCCACGTGGCTGCTCTCGTTCTACGGGCCGAACGCCGACACATTCATGCGGGTGTTCCGCGCGGGGATCAACATTTCGCAAAATCGCGAGGTGCTGGTGCTCAACGGCGTTGGGCATATGAGCACCGGTCGTGCGATGAAGGTGCCAGACTTGATGAAGGATCGTTGGCTTAACCGAGTGGATCTGCCTTGGCGGCTGCGCCGGCAAGTGCTGTGGCAGTACCCGATACTCGACATCTACTCGCTCAACGTGGTACTAAATAATGAGTACTACCTGACCCAAATACCGCCCCTTCCCCTACCGGGAGTAGCTACGCCATGACCACACCAAGCCTGCCGATTTCCACGCTAATCGCAGTGTCGGTATTCCTGACGCCTAGCCCGGCATCGATCCAGAACATCAGCACGCTGCTGGTACTCGGCAACAGCCCGGTAATCGACGTGGTATCGCGCCTGCGCACGTATGACAGTTTGCCGGCCGTGGCGGCGGATTTCGGCAACATGGCGCCGGAATACCTAGCGGCTGAGCTGTGGTTCGGCCAAACGCCGCAGCCGGTGAATCTGTGCGTGGGGCGCTGGGCGCAAACGGCCACGGCCGGGGTGCTCACCTGCGGCGCGCTGCCCGCCGCAGAACAACTGCCTGGCGCATGGAGCAGTATCACTACCGGATCGTTCCGGATCACGATCAATGGCGGGGCGCCCACCAATATCACTGGGATCAACTTCAGCGGCCAGACCACTATGCAAGGCGTGGCGGGAGTTATCCAGGCAGCGCTGCAGGCGCAGCTTTTCAATCTCACTACGTGCGTGTGGAATGCCGCGTACGGGTACTTCGTCATTACCTCGCCGACCACTGGCAATGGCAGTTCGGTGTCGTTTCTATCCGGCGCAGGTAGCGGTGTGGACATCAGCGTGCAGATGGCCGGCACCGCCTTGGGCGGGGCGTACGTGGCTAACGGAATTGCTGCCGAGAGCGCCGTGGCCGCCGCCACGGTGTTCGACAACCTGTTTGGGCAGCAATGGTACGCCCTGCAGATGCCGACGATCAGCGCGGACTCGGATCACGAAGCCGTGGCCACGTTCATCAACGGCACGAACAACAAGCATCTGTACGGTGTTACGAGCTCCGAAGCGAGCATGCTCAACCCTGCGGACACCACCAACGTGGCGTACCAATTGCAGCAACTCGCGCTCCTGCGCTCCATTACGCAATTCAGTTCCAGCAATGCATACGCCATCGCATCGTTCTTCGGCAAGCTGCTAACGGTCAACTACAACGCCAGTAATACGACGTTGACCATGATGTACAAGCAGGAGCCTGGTGTGGTGCCGGAGACGCTGAATGCGACGCAACTTTCTGGCGTTACCGGATTCAATGCCAACGTGTTCGTCGAGTACAACAATGGCGCGACGCTGATCCAGAATGGTGTCACCGCCAATGGCACGTATTGCGACACGGTGACTGGGACGGACTGGCTGGCCTTGGCGATCCAGAATACGATCTTTAACTACGAATTGCAGAATCAGACCAAGATACCGCAGACCGACGCAGGGACGCATCTGATTGTCACGCTGATCGAGGCGGTGTGCTCTCAGGCCGTGGCCAATGGATTACTGGCTCCCGGGCAGTGGAACAGCGGGGGGTTCGGGCAGCTGAACACTGGAGATTTCCTGCCAAAAGGATTTTACGTCTATGCGCCGCAGGTCGCCACGCAGGCGCAATCGGCACGCAGCGCGCGGCAGTCGGTTCCCATTCAGGTAGCGGCGAAGCTTGCAGGCGCAATCCAAACGGTGGACGTTTTGATTTCAGTTAATTCTTGATGGAGATAGCATGTCCACATATTCATTTGGGGATGTCCAAGCCGTAATGACCGGCCCCGGCTTTACCATCCCGCTCGGCGCCGGTAGCGGCAACGCCAAAGAGGGGATCGACATTGCACAGCTCGATGAATTCGGCCATCTGGAGGTAGGTGCTGATGGCACGCCGATGCATAGTCTGCACGTGAACAAGGCAGCTCGCATCACGGTACGGTTGTTGAAGACTAGCCCGATCAACAACTTGCTGTCGCTCGCGGCGGCGTACCAGCGCCAGAGCGGCGCGCTGCACGGGCAGAACACGCTTTCGATTGCGAATCCGGCAACCGGCGATTTCATCACCTGCCAAAAGGTGGGATTCGAGAAGGTGCCGGACATCAAGTACGCCGAGGATGGGGGCATGATCGATTGGACTTTCCTCGGCGGTATTACCGACGTGCTTCTTGGGGCTAACGTATGACCGAGATCGATGTCGGCGAGCGGCACTTTCGCATCGGGCGGCTGAACGCGTTCGATCAGTTGCACGTTTTTCGGCGTGTGATGCCGCTGCTGCGCCCAGTGGCCGAAGAGCTGAAGCGCAACGCGAAGGCCGATATGCTGGATGCCACGATGGCTATGACCGGCGTACTGAGCGAGATACCAGACGAGCGACTGAACTATGTTCTGTACAAATGCCTGGCTGTCACGTACTTGCGACAAGAAAGCGGCTACGCGGCGGTGGTGGTGAACAATACTTTGATGTTCCAGGATCTGGATATGCCGGCGCTGATGCGCTTGACTATCGCAGTGATTACGGAGAACTTCCAGGATTTTTTCGCGGGCCTCCTCGCCGTCAAACCGGCGCAGGAGGCGATCGAAACGGCGATGAATGGGTAGGGTTGGAAACAGCCGCTCAGGAAGAATACTTTGTCATGCGTCCGAACCTGCATCAGCTTTGCAAGTATGAATCCCTCGTCGATGGGACGCTAAACTTGTACGACGTGGTGCGTATGAACGAGGCACTTGATCTGGTAGAGCAACATGGCTAGTGAGCGCGACATTATGCGTGAGTTTTTGATCAGTTTGGGGTTCCAGATCGATCAGATCGGCTTGCGCAAGTTCACCGGTGGTATCGATATGGCCACCACGAAAGCCTTTGTATTGGGCGAGG